ATTTGTAACTAATTTGAATAGTCCTTTGCTATATTCATCCACAGATCCCATTTCATCACATACTTTTACTCTTAGATAAGCTCTTAACATATTTTATTCCCCCTTTAATATAGATTCTAAAGTTATGCCCATATTCATAAAATTATCACCAAGTGAAGCAACAGCTTCTTCTAAAGCTTCTAATCTATCTTCAACAGACATTTTAGAAATCTTTTCTTTGACTTCACTTCTAAGCTCTTTCAAATATCCATTTACTTCTTCATATATGTCCTCTGACAATCCACACATATTCTTTATAGTGCCAAAGAAATGCTGTCTTTTAACATCATCAGAAGACTCATCTATTTCAGCTATAGTTTGGAGCAATTCGTGATTACTTCCTCTATTTTTAATTAGTCTTATGACTCCTTTCTTTTCACAAGGATTATAATATACATGTGCAACTGCTACATTATTTATACATCCTGATAAGAACAGTCCTACAGATACGTTTTCCATACATCTTCTAATCATATCGTAATCACTGGCTGTTATTTTTGAGAAATCATTTTCGTGTATCTCTAATGCATGGTTTGAGTATAAAACCTTTATCTTCAGCTCAGACTCTATATTATACTTTACAAACTCTCTTAATACATATATTACTGACCTATCTACATCTATGTCTGCCGTCGTGTCTAAATTAAATACAATCAAATTCATATTTTTACCTCCTATTTATTTAACATTTTTTCTTCTAATTTTTCTACAGTTGCGATAAGTTTATTCATCTTTTCTATTACATCATTCATCGTTCTACAAATAGTTACATCTGTAGCTTTAGTAGATGTCTCTTCGGCTTTAACTTCAGTTGGTGCATCAGGATGTAGTTCTCTACGTAATTTATTAAGCTCTTCTGTTAACATATTTTCTACAGTCCAGTTATCAGGTACAAGATTATCTTTCAACATATGTTCTAAAACATTTATTTTAGACCTCAATGAATCTGTTGATATTGTAGACATTTCATCCTCATCCATATCTCCATCAAAATCCATTCTGTATGTAATCATTCCACCTTCACCGATTTCTTCATCCCAATGTAAAAATTCAACAGTGACTTCAACATTATATGCAGTATATGACATTGCTTTTGTAAATTCTAGCATTAATGTCTTAACTTCTGGCCTAATAGATTTCCATGTTCTCATATCAAAACTCATTTTACTATTATCTACTTCAATAGTATTATCTGATTTATACTCAGTGGGTGCACCATATTTATCTTCTATGAGTTTAACTAAATATAATTGAAACAGGTCTGATAATCCTCTTGCATCATATTCATCATGTTTAATGTTTGTTATTATATACGATTTCATTTCCTTTCCTCCTTAAACTCCAAAAATATCACTATGTATAGCATCTATAATTCCAACGTCATTAAAATTTTGTATTAAAACTCTGTCAACGCTAGACTCATTCAAAGTAACCAGGTCAGTATAGAATTTCTTATCTATGTAATCATAACCTATATTTGTATATACTCCAGCATTAGTTATTGTATTCCACTTTATAATTTCTATACAGAATACATACCCATCCTCTTCATACTCAGCTATAGACTTTTTTACAAGTTTAATAATCTTTCTAAATACACTATCCAAACCTAGTAACTCACCCCTAATTTCAGTCTCTGTAGTAAATTTAAAACATTTACTATTAGCCACTAGGTGTTTATTTTGTATTCTATGGCCATGCTTTAGTTCTATCTTAGATTTCACTAACTCCATTATTAGCGGAGTTGAGTTTTGTATATGCCTATTAAAGTTATTATAAGCATCTATTACTACGAAATTTAAAATCATGAGCAATCCCCTCCTTATTAAAATCTAAATTGTGTAAAAAATCCTTCTAGCCAATCATATGCATACAAGTATATAAAGAAAATTACTATATATGCAAATAATCTAAATATGCATTTTTTATAGTAGTTATCTTCTAAAGATAAACCTTTTTCTTCAAATGCTCTTGGTATAAATACAAATAGAGCAAACGCATATGCTATTCCACACACTATTGCCAATACTTTTATCCACATATTCCCTCCTAGAATGTAGACTCTCTGTGAGCCAGACACTTTCTTTTCATATCTATATCAGTACTTCCCATTAATACTAATTTAGATATTAAATCCACTACTTCAGTACTTTCCACTAGAATGCTGTTAATAAGCTTATATTGCATTCTATTAGAATACATTCCTAAAGCTAATGAATTTAGAGCAGATAGTCTAAGCTCATCAATCTCATTATAATATTCTACTACATTATACTTTGTAGTAGACATTTGCTCTTCTACTCTAATTAAATCCATAACATCATCTTTAATGTTTCTTATTCTATTGACATGGTCTACTAATTCTATATCTCTGTCAACAGCCTCATTTTTTTGATGAACTCTAATCACGCTAAATAAACTTCCGATCCAATTTGTAAATCTTTTTAATAAACTCATTTTAATACCTCCATTTTAATAAAATTAAAAATCAAATAAACCAAAAATTACAGACTCTTCAACCCTCCTTTTTTAAATGTTAACTAGCCACTTAGACAGTTCCATGCCTTAAACATTTGTCTTTGGGTTAATGGAATTATGTTTATCTAAGTGACTAGCTAATATATATAATTATCGACTATATAAAAAAATTAATATAATCTCAATATTTTACTATCAGAACTGTTATCTAAAATAGATAATGCATAATCTAATAGTGGGTTAGGGAAGAATGATGCTCCATTTTGTAATATAATTTCCCTTGCACCAGATGTTCTAGCAAAGTATACTTTATTATTATAAAGTAAATCTAGCTTACGTTCTACGTTACGTCCTATTGTATTAAATAGTGGATAATAGAACTCTTCTGATTTACTAGAACGGTCTCCAGCTTTATTTTCTGTTAATGTAGTGTCTACCTTTAAGTATAAACCACTTTTCTTAGATTTCTTTACATATGTAGTAAACTCTGGGTCTACTCCTGGCTTATAGAAACCTATTATTACATTAGGAACTACATCGTCTCTATTAGCCATTTCTAAGAACTCATTATTAGAAATTGTATCCATATCATTAATAGTGATAGTTGTAGGATAGCTTAAATCGTATCCATCTTGCCACGTTCCAATATAACCAGTACTATCTTTAGGAAGCTCTATACTAATTACAGTTTTGTAATTATCTAAGAAATTCTTTGCTGGTTGTATTATAGTAACTAATGATGGTTGTACATAATCTATACATCTATATATATAATGAAGTGAGACAGCTTCTACTAAAATGTGCATTGTATTTCCTATTCTAGTTTTAGCTAACACTGTTAATCTAGAACTTGTAGGGTCTTGTTGATTGAATATATCAGACTGTAATGCTATAGTTTTAGTAGCATACACATCATTATGAATTCTATCATCATTACTGATATCATCCATCCATTCTTCAACGATATCTACTCCATCATCTGGTGTATTATCGTATCTTGTGCTTCTATTACTTGGACCACTTCTGTATTCATTAAGCATATCTTCTAACACCTTTTGTGCAGGACCAGCGTCCTTTTTATTTACAGTCTTCATATAAGTGTTATACACACTTCTTCCAATACTTTCAGCAAACTGTTCATTATTCAAAAATAACAGATTTTCGTATATGTATTTATGATAATCTAACAACTCACCATATACTTCCATAAACGCATCACGACCAGGGTATATTGACTCATCTAAATATTCAACTACGAATGGAATCCATTGCTCAAAAATATCTGAATATCTTTTTCTAGCTGTTGAATTAGATTTAAATCCGTCTTTAGGAGCACTTGCAGAATGTAAATATTTAAAGAAATCTGCAAAATCATCTAATGAGAATCCTTTAAACGACCCTGTGTATATAGTGTACATCAAATACATCGTCATCATCTTTCTAGCATTCGACAGTATTAATCTATCAGTGTTAAGCCAAAATGGCCATATTGGACTTCCTTGTATAGAAGTTCCATAAAACGTACGTTTATTATATATTTTATTATACAACTCTACGAATACATTTTGTGTTATATTATACGATCTGACTAATCGGTCTCCCACATAACGTACAAGAGTATATCTAATACCACGATTAGCTATATTAGGCACATTATCAAATTGGTCTATGACTATAGGTGTATATAATGTACTTTCAGTTATATAAGAATTATGCCTATGTTTATTTTGTAATGTAATATTAAGTCTAGCGTATACATCAGAACATCCTTTAAAATAACGTTCATATATACTATCGTTATTTACATTTACATAAGTTGCACTGCACTCCACACCTTCTCTTACAGTCATAGCTGTTTGTGGGTTTGACTCTTTATCAAAATAAACTATTCTATGACTACCATCTACTTTATTATCAAAGAAATTAATCATAGGTGATTTAGTATCTCCATTATAAGTAACTACAGTATTTTCCTTTAATTCTCCATCAGCTACTAACCACATAGAATCAACTGTATTATTCATTATTTTTAATTTAACATTACGTGGTATTCTTTTAACTGTGAAGTCTTTATATGGAGTCGGAAGCTTATCTCTCATTCTATAATAATCATAAAATGCGTAATTTGGAGAAAACCAGTTCGCGTTATCAGGAATAGGATCGAAATTTACATCTCTATTCCATGTTCCTTCATTGTTACGTGTTTCATTTAAATTAGGTTGAGCAGTAGTCATATCTAGTATTATTTGATAATTACAAGACCCTTTAGTTTTAAGCTTATCTTGAACGTATTCTATATCTACATTTATGCACATGTATTTATTATCTATATAATATGTAGATTTATCCCAACTTCTATTTAATATAGCATGCATCATTCCAGAGTATTCAAATGCGACATCGGTTCTGTAAATATTTCTATATGTATTAGGATCTTGACTAAAGTTATTTTTCAGAGCCCAAAGTTGCCATTCCTGTACCGTCCACAATCCAATATTATCTATAGGTGATTTTCCGTTAGCTGCATTTATATACTTAGCTCCTGTTATTTGTTCAAAACTCACATCAAACGCACTTCCATCTTTTTTAGCATTATCTACAATCATAGATATGCCCACGTTTGGAGATATTATTTTAGGTTTAATCACATCTAATACTACGGTATTAACAGGCATTGGTGATATTTTAATCCTTACTAATCCAGCACCTAATCCATATCTTATAGTATTTATTACTTTATCTGCATACTTATCATCTTTATTTATATATGTTTCAGATACTATCACTCCTCCAGCTGTAGTATTCATAAACGCACGAGCATTTACATTATATAGAATATTAGGTCTAGCTAATTCCGGCATTTCATTTATATAATCAGTTTTGACTGCATGACTTGGAGGAGTTATTATAGTATATACATCGGAAGAAGTAAGGTCATTCTTATAAGAAACTAATAGTTCAGTTGTAGTGTACAAATCTGGTAATATATCTTGATCGTGAATTAATACATTATTCGTGTTTCTTAATGATGTTACTATATTATCATTATGTATTTTGTGTTTATAATTTATAGGAAACACTATCGTATCATTAACACTACTCATTATCATATCAAGACGTTTATTATCAACTTCTATAGAAGTGACTCCATTTGTATCTGGCACTTGGTAGTTACACCAGAATCCTATAGGAAACATACGAAAATTTCTAGCTCCAATATAGTTAGCCATAGAATTTCCATTTAATACCCAACTATATCTATCCTGTATAAGATTGTATGTTTTATCATTTTTCATTACATCATTATTATATACGATACAATTTGGAATATGGTCTACCTCATTTCTAGAATGCGTATATATTAATGGTTCTGATATTATGTTAGAAGCATATGCATTTATAGAATATACACCATTATCATTCTTATCATCTAAATTACCTTTCCATATTGTTTTTGAAGTATAGTACGCTCCAATTATTCCATCATAACCTGTATCATCGGTTCCGTTAACGTTTATAGTTACTAGTTGATTCAATGTATTAATTGCATCGTAGCAGTCCCCAGTAGATGTAAACTGCTCATTCGTCGTTAATTGGAATTCATATTTTGATACACTACCGCTACCTTTTCTAAGTGATGGAGCGTATATATGTATATCCCCAACTCCGCTAGTTAGTGTAATTAATCCTGTGTGATCGTAATGATCGAATTCTTTAAGTACACTATCACCATGTTTTATATATTTATATGATAATGATAATAATGTGTTAACTGGTTGCATATGAGTTCTATAGTCCATTGTACCTACACTACGCCTCATGTCAGATGCTAAAGCAAATATACTAGCTAAGTCAGTAGCATTATCTCTTCCAGATATATAGCTTTCTGGATCATTAGTCATCTTCATTTTTACACTCTTATACATAATATGGTTCATATCGCTACTTCCTCTTGGTGCTTTTATATCAGTTTTATAAGCCTCCGTTAGTTTTATTCCAGTTCGTCTATACATATTGTATGCAATTACGTAATCACCATAGTTAATGTGTTTATCTAATTTTGTAATAATACTCCATTCAGGAAATTCAGTTCTCATTTCTCCTTTTGCAAATAGTGTAGATTCTATAGTTAGTGTCTTTTTATCTGAGCTAACAGTAATTTCTTTCTCGGATGTTATAACACCCAATATATCAGGTTTAGTTCTATCACGTAGACTAAGAGTTTGTAACATACCTCTAACATCTGCTTCATATTTATTTGATATTGTAGTTGCTATAAAATCTGTAGTAGCAGAGTAACCCCCGCTCAATACCGCATCAAAATTAGTTATAGTATGCTTAGTATTCCAATTAGTATCACATGGACTATCTAATTTTATTACAGTGGTAGCTTTAATATCTTTAGGTATTAAAGTGGGATATTCTAAATAGACGAATAAGTTATATGGTGTAATATCACTTGTATTATATTTAGATGCATCATCACCATAAATAAGATATTCAACATGATATCTATAATGAGTTAAGATATATGTTGCTATCTTAAACATAAGAGCATTTGGGTCGTCTGTAGTGGAATCTATAGTTTGCATCGGATAACATAGTGCCATTTCATTATTTTCATCACGATACATAACAACATCTCCATCAAACTGTCTAGTAGTAACCATGCTTAACACTTTTGGTTGCATTACAATATCATCTTTGAATGTAAACGTAATACTTTTTAAACTATCTCTTCCGGGTTGATATGCAATAGGAGAACCAAAAGTAGCTCCGGTAAACGGTGCAGTAGTTTCGTTACCAGAATACTGACTGAATCCACCTGTCGTATACTCGTATTTATCTAAAACTTTACCAGTATCTTTAGTAAATTTACTTATATCTACCATTTGGTTCAATATTCCGTTATTAGGAACGTATACAGAGAATGACGTTGATGACTTCGTTACATTAACTAATGGGATAGCACCACTATCTTCAACTACAAATACTTTAGATTTATCAGAAAATGCCGTAGAGTTTTTATCTATAGTAGCTCCATTTAAATGAAAATATACTAAAGTATGATTTCTTAATCTACTGTCGACTAAACTTAACTTTGTAAATTTAGTAATAACTTCAAAGTTATACACTTCTCTATCTACAGTAAACTCAGTCCATACTGCATATCCAGCATATATACTATCATTTTCTCCAGTTGGATCATGTTCCTCACTTACACCTATAGATGTAAAATCTAATTCGCCAGCTCCATAGCTATTATAGTAATCGTGTATTACATCCCATCCTCCAGTACTATTCTGTAATGTTACTTTATTATGTACATCACCCCACTGAACTTCATCAAAATATCTCATGTGTCTGTATCTGTGAGTAAGCTCACGTATTCTTCCATATTTGACAACATCTCCTATTCTAGTACTATGTAACATTTGAGTAGAAGTAAAATTCAATTCTGGATATTGTGGAAACTTAAAAACCATATTAAGTGTAATAACGTTATCCTGTCTTACAGATATCATCAAATTACCATTATCAAATTCCCCATCTTTCCATCTATCAAAATTACTAGAAATTCCAGAACCATAAGTCCATATAACATCTCCATTAGGAGACTCTAACGTATTAAGAACATAATCAGAGTTAGATATTCTTACTAAACGTGCTATAGCATTAGCCATATTTCTTAAGTCATTCTCATTACGTTCTCTAGTATTCGTAATCTTATACTTATATTGACCAGTAGTTTCATTATAATCTGGACTTCTTTTAACTTGCATATCAAAGTCAACCATAGTTTTATCTTTAGATTTAAAATATAAATCTTTAGTAGCAGGTCTATTTTGAACTCCAGTTAATTTAATTGACTTGTAGTTAGTATTACTGAATGTAGCTGTCTTAAGCTCATTTAGAGAATTATAATGCGTATTAGATAGCACATGTCCATCCGCATCCTTTTCTTCTACATCAAATCCTCTATTAAATATATCTAAATCCCATTGCCACTTATAATCATTTCTCCAATTAACAAGAGCTTCATTTAAAACTTTACCATGTTCATCTAACGGAATATTAGATGCAGTAGCTCCATCAAAGAATACATCTATATAAGGATAATCCCCAGCTACTTTCTCAGCTAATTCTATTTTAATAGTAATATCAGCTGGTAAAGAAACAGTCTTCAAATCACTTAAAGATGTGTAATCTGTAGAAACAGGATTTTCACCTTTAGTTATAGTAGTAACTTTAGATACTTTTCTAGTAGGATGATTTCTTCTTATAAGCTTTTTTATGTATGCTATAGAGTCTTCTGAAAGTCCTTGATTAAGTTCGTATTTAACTAATGATAAATCTTTACTATCATCATACAATACTTTCGCATAACGAATATTATCTATAAACTCAG